TGCGTTGCGTCCGCTTCTGTGTCTATGCTCTGAGCGTCTGTAGTTTCTGTTTTATCGCTTGGAACATACGAGCCAGAGTTGAAACCCTGCACGCTGTTTTCCATTGTTCCCGATTTTGCTCCGTTTGTGCGTGTCTTTTCGGTTGCTCCGTACTGCGTGCTTTGTGCGTCCTGTCCATATGTGTCGGACTCACTCTGAGCACCGTGCACATGTGTTTCGGTGATTGTTCCATCTTTGTTCCAAATAGGATTGTAAACGAACTGCGTGGTTGCGTTCAGTTTCGTCCATTCCCATTGATGTGCATCACACCAAACGCCTATCGCTGTCTTTAAGTAGTCGGCGTCCGTGTACATTGTTGCGAGGTTTCCGCACTTGTGCAAAATCCAACGCCTTACAACATCCGCCGAGACGCCAGACGGAACGTGAAGATTTTCGAAAATTGTCGGGTCATACTCATACATCCCGATGATGCTAATACCGGCATCAATCACGCTGTTCCTGCGTCCTATTGTCATCATCTGTGTTCTCCTCCGTCTCATTTATTTCGCGCCGTTTTACGGCTATTTTAAGCCCGTAGAGGGCGTTAACTTTTTCGCATGACTCTTGCATCGTCTCCAACCAAAGACGCATCTTTGCCCCTGTGCTGTCGTTGTTTGCGTTCACTTCGTCAACTATCAGCCGTTCTTTCTTTTCGGTGTTTGCGTTCTTGATTCCTATTTCTGCATCGTATGCGGATTCGATTTGCTTCAAGTTTACGAGAAGACGGTCGGCGAGATAATTCCGAGACAAATCCGCCTGGAACTGTTGCCACTGTGGGTTTCCTTCATCGTCGAAAAGTGAACGGTCAACAAACACGGCGGGAAGTCCTGCGGTTATCTTTTCCGCCATCTTTCTGAAACTTGTCGCCTGCTTGTCATCTTTGCAACCGTAGACGGTAGCGACACGGGTGGAGAAGATGTTGTTGTCAATTGCTTCCGTAGTGATTGCCATGAGTTCTGCGTAGTGCTTCACAATGTCAAACACTCCCGAGAAATCTGGTGCCATCTTTATAATTTCGCAACCTTCTCCGATTCGTCTGTCTTGTATGTCTGTGAGTCTTGGGTTTGCTATCACGGCGTGCGTTGGCTGGTAATAGATATCCCAGCCACGAAGCCCGCATTGCTGACATATAACCCCATAGCGGTCAGTGTTAAGCACTGCGATTTTTCCAGACATGTACAGAACTGTTTCGAAATAATTGCGGGGCCACTCTTTTGGGATGTCCCATTCGAATACGCTGAGAAACTTTTGAAAAAGATATTTTTCGAAGTATTTGGTCAAACCTGTATCAGTCACAACCGTGGACGGGTTTGCAATACCTTCCGCCAAGTTGTCGTAGTTGTAGAGAATTGGTGCCATATTTTTTCACCTCCTAAACTGGCAGGTCGCTGGTATTGTTTCCAGTCACTGCCAGAACGTAAGACATGCCAGAGAATCCCGACGGGAATGCCTTCGTTATGAGTATCGGGTTGTTGTACACTCTGAACGTTCCGTCATCAATGTACAGATTCCACTGTTCTTCCTGCCGTTCTATGACCGCAGTATTTGCCAGAATCTCACCCGAAAAACTTTGCAACACATCACACCGCCCCGACAGTTCTGCCAGCCCTGTGCGTGGCTTTTTGATGTCTGTAATATAATAATATCGCCCGAACTCAGGTATGAACATATAATTGCACGCACTCAGAGCTGTGCTGTCTTCTATTAGAATCACGGGGTTCAGGATGCTGGTTTCATCTCTCACAGTTCCCGTGAGTGTTGTGATTTGTTCGAGGTCTTTCCCTATCTTGTTGTCTGGGCTTTTGTTTTGGTATAGGTTTATGGTTATCATATTAACACCCCCGCTTTCAATAGTTCTTCGATTTCTCTTTTTTCTTCTTCCGTTGCGGTTGCGACTTGAAGATGAACGTCCGAGACTTTTGTGAATCCTGTACACTCTGACAGCGTTGCCGTTATATAAGACGGGTACCCGCCCATCTTGTTGTATTCAGCTGGAACGCACTGCCGTGGACGCTGTGCAATTAAGAACGGGAACTGTGTGGTCATTATTCCGCCCATACCTGCGAGGGTTCCAGATTTCTGGATGTTTGGCTTCAATGCGTTGACGGCAGCGCCCACCAGTGCAGGCACTGCGGTGGGTGCTGACGCACCTCCAGATGCTTTCAGCGTTAAACCTGCACCGACTGCGGTTATGGCAGAAGATACAAGGTTGCTGTAATCGTTTGACGATATCGGGATTTGTGCCGAAACTTGCCCCTCGTAGCATGCTATCTGCGAGCCGTTTGATAGTATGTAAGCAATACACGCACCGCTCAGGCAATCGCAATGGTATACCACGTGCAATTCTTTTCCCATGATGTCATCAATATCAATCGGAACGATACCAACATAAGGAAGATACAAGTGGGTTTTTGTATATGGTGAATAGTCCAAACAACTGCCCCAGAACTCTTGAATGTTTAGCGTTCCGCAGTCTATCTCTTTGTACTGATTCGAAACGGGTAGCATGCTGACACCGCTGGACATGTTTCCCAGTTTTACATTTACTGGATTCGGTCCAGTGTCTGGCGTATACGGCAGGATTGAAAAACCTAGAATGGTTTGAATAGGGTCGTTCACTACTTTCTTTACGTCGTCCCATATATTGTCTGGATTCCATAGGAATGTACCGAGTGCCTGTGCTTGTGTCTTGTCTGGTTTAAAAACTGAAACAAGTCCAAGGTCTACTGCTGACAGAGTTGGAAGGGCTGGCACTCCTATCGTATCGCTGGACATGTCGAAGTTTCCGTGACCGCCTACACCGCCTTCACTTGTTCCGCCTGGACTGTACGGGTCTTCTCCGCTTCCTTCGTATTTTGGAAGGTCTCCGTTTACTAATAGATTTGCATAAATAGCCAGAGCGATTCCAGTTTTTCCCGAATCGTTCGCAATATATGCGGTCGAGGCACCCGATGCGGTTGGCATGATTTTGTAAGACCGTCCGCCATCTATGTTTTGCCCTATGTCATAACCTTCGGGAAGCCATAAGATAAATAGTTGGGTCCCGCTAATTGCACCGCCTGCCTGTGAGTCGAATGGGTTGTGGTAGCTCATTTGTACTGTTTTCAGTGTTGGCGGTACTGTCCACGTATCTACAACAGACAGAATGAAAAAGTTGCCTGTTCCAGATTCTGCGTTGCCTATGTATGGGCTTTTGTTGATTGTGTACCGTCCTACCTCCCAGTTAGGTATCTCAGGTTGCCACTCATCCAAAATGTTAGTTTTGCACTGTGAGATTGCTCCCGTGTGTCCGATTTCGGTGTATATGGCTTGAATAATATTACCAGCACGATAACCCGAACCAACTGAACGGTAATCATTAGAGCACGGGGTCAAGTCGTTTGGGTCAACTCCCCACGTTCTTAAATATTCAAAAATCTCAGCGATTGTGTGAGATGTTCCGTTTCCGTATCCGTCTTCTCCGTACGATGGACGGCTTCCGCCTCTTAAAACAATGAGTCGCAGGTTATAGGTTTGAAAACTTCCAGAAGTGTAGTTAGTCAGGGGGATTGTGTATTTTTTCACGTCATAATTGTATGCCATTGCATTTCCCTCCATTGTTTCACGTGAAACAATTGCGGGTCAAAATGACCCGCAATTTTTCCGCCGTGCATTAGTTGAGAAGAAGAACGATGCCCTTCTCTGTGAAGTCGTTGTAGAATCTTGTAGTCCAGTGCCAGAAAATATTCGTATAGCCTCCCGCAGAGTTGAACGGTGTCGGGCTTGTCCACTCTTCCATCACTGTGTATCCGAGTGCTTCCTCGTCAAACATGACGCCAAAGACATTCTCCTGGCTTGTTTCTTCGTCAGTTATGAGAGTGCCGTCTGGGCTTAGATAAACCGGGGCTACAGTAATGCTGTCAGGAGTTTGGATGCTCTGCCAGAAGTTCACGGTTTCGGTGTCGGCATCTTTGAGGTAGTTGTCGTGATATGTATCAGCGAGAACCATTGCCTCCATGCCGTAGCGTTCTGGTGCGAATGTGTACACCTTCAAACGATTCGCAGGGGTGTGCCTGTTGATTTCTTTCCCTGTGATATTAATCTGGAACTCCTGAGAACGTTCAGACATAAGGGACGCAAGAGACGCGATGCGAGCGTATGCCCACTGCATGAACGGCTTGTAGTTCTCAGGCTTGCGGATGTCCTGAACGGTGTATTCGTTACCCGTATCCGCATTGTATTCAGTAAGAAGATGAACGACGCCATTGTTGGCCGAAATCTTACCGATGATAAAGTTGGCAATTGTAGCCCTTGCGACGTTTTCGTTTGCTTGTTCAAACATGTCGGAAGCATTGCCCATCACGAGGCTGACAAACTCGCCGAACTGGTCGGGTCCGCTGAATGCGGAGTCGAGCTGGTCTTTGAACAGTGTGATGTGCTTCTGCCAGATGTTCGCACCGTAATAGTTAGTCTGCAAGATGTTCGGCTTGTTCACCTTGTACTGGTCAACGCTCTGCCCGTCTGTGAGGTTGTAGCGTTCATCGTTTTCGAATGGTTTGTCGGCGATGTTAATCTTCCGAGTAATTGCACCCCATTTCTGGGAATCCATCCGAATGCCTGCAAATCTACGGGAATACGGACGGATGCTGAAAATTGTCCGCCCAATAACCTGGGTGATTGCATTGATTACAGGGTCATAACCTGCCTGTAGTGTAGTATTCGCAACGCTTACGAACTCCGAAGTGTTCACGGGTGCGAGTTCAGTTTTGCCAGTTGCCTGGGTGTGGATTTCGTTGAGAATCGTGCTGAGTTGGTTAAAGTTGAGTGTGTTGACTGCCATAAGTTAGATACCTCCCATCATTTTGGCTAATATATCTTCCGCAGTTTCTGCGGTTTTGTCGATTGTGTCGTTTTTAAGGTTTGTCGCTTGTATCGCTTTGGTGAGCGATGCAACGGACGCCATGAGAGCGTCAATTTTTTCCGCGTTTTCGTTTTTTGTGTTTTTTGTGTTTTCCGTGTTTTCCTTTTCGTTTTTTTTACTGTCATCGGTTTCAGTTTTGGACGCTTCGCCCTGCGGTTCAGGGGTATCTGTTTTATTCCCCTGTGTTGTCATTGCTCTGATTTCGTCCGCTGTGAAACCTATCTCCGCCAGTTTTAGGATTTGTTCAATTTTGTCCATGTTTTTCCCCCTTTCATCTTATTTCTTCGAGATATGTAGAAGAACAAAAACCAAGCCACGCCTGTACCTTTGTCTTGTACTGTACATAATACCACGGCACGCCCTGGACAATGCTGTGGTATCCGTAGCACCTCACCTCTGTGCCTTTTGGCATCACGGTGATGGACGGGTACGCTGTACCGGGTCCAGTTCTAAGGTTTAGCGGTGCGGTTGTCTTGTATGCGTGGTTGTATTTGTTGTCGAACTTGTCGGCGACTCCTGGCTTTGCTGTGAGCCAGAAACGGAAACGGAACGCCCCAAGGATGCCGTTGCGGTTCAGCGGGATGGCTGTCACCTGTGGCTTCTTGTTCTGGTTCTGTCCTACTTCTTTGCCCCCGTAATAGAATGCCACATGCTTGTCCCAGAAAATCCAATCACCTTCCCTGATTTCGTTGGGTTCTATAAAATCGAAATACATGCCCGCCCCGTTGGTGTGTCTCTGTTTCCATATATCACCAGCGAAACGAGTCAGCCCGCAGTATAGATTCATAAGAGACAAATCGCAGTACTTGCAGAACTCTGCGAAATAGTCCCAGCACTGTGCACCGTAAGCCCTGTCGACGTCGTACGCTTTGCCGATTGTCATCCCGTACCACTGTGCGGGTGTTAGTGTTCTGAGAACTGTCATACTATTCATCTCCCTCCGTGTATCCGTGGTCTACCACGTCGATTTTGGTTTCTATTTGTGTGAGTTTCAGGTTTATTTTTTCCAGGGTTTCAGTCATTGCCCGCATCGTTGTGTTCTGGAAGTAAATAAGATACGCAACACATGCGATTCCAATACCTTGCGAGGTTATCAGGTTTATGATTTCCTGGAGTGTCATTTGTTCCATGCGTGCGGTACCTCCATAAAATTATAAGAGGGGACGTGTATGCGTGCAACCATAGCGGGCAAGCCTTCCGGGCTTTGCACTGTTCCCGCTCCCCTCTTTTATATTGTACCACATTGAAAAAAATTGTCAACATTATAACTCATAATAATGAAGAAAAAGAGACATAGCGAGAAAACTGTCGAAAAACATATCGCCGTCAAGATATGCCCAATATAACCGAGTCCAGGTGTCACGCTTGAACATCTGACGGCCTGCAATTGTGTCGGGGTACTTTTTGGGTGCTTTCATCTTTTGGGCTGTGGCGTAGAATTGTTTGCGGGTTTTGTGTCTCAGAATAGTGATATCACCTATCTGTATGATGGCTTTGTATTCTGTCAGGTTCTGCCGTTTTTTTATTAAGCTGAAATCGTTTTGAATAAAGCGGTTTTTTAGAGCCATTTCGGCATATTCCTGCGAGGTGGCACGATATAGCACGGTGGTATTCTTTCGCCCCGAAATCGGGCTGTTTTGTGGCAGTATGACCGTTTTAACGTCTTCGGTGTGTACTTCTTCACCTTTTTCCATCATCTCTTCGTATATCGGTATAAGATTGAACGTGCGGAAGATGTCAGCGTCAAGGTTCAACGCATTCGACAGAAGAACCGCCCGCACTGGTTCACGCCCTTCGAGTTCTCTGTTTCTGTTTGTCGTTTCGTACACATTTGAAAACGCCAGCCCTTCTTCTTTTATTTTTCTGGCGTGTATCTCTGGAATGAACTCATCGTAGACAATCCAACCGCATTCGCTTAGGTCTATGCCTCTGAGATTGCTGAACGTGCTCAGCGCTGCCAAAAAGCAGCGCGAGCCGTTCGAAATTGTAGCAACTGCAATCTTGTCCACTGTCTTCACTTCCATCGAGAGTCCGAGGTTTTCACACACTGGCGACAGTTGCGAGGTTAGCGGGTTTGCTTGCAGTTTTGCTTCCGTCTCCGTTCGTCTGAGATACAAAAAGGACTCACCGTGTTCGATTAAATACTTCAAACACCCGAAACTCTTACCAATACCACGCCCGCCAGTGATAAAAGTGAACGGCGTCGGCTTTTTCAGTATTTTGGAAAAGTCTAACCAGCCAGCCTTTTCGTATATGTTCACAGCCATAAAACATTTCCCCTTTTTTCTTCTTGTATCTTTTCCCAGTTCTCTTCCGCTTTCTTTCTTTTGTCCAAGTATTCCTCCATCTTTTCTGGTGTTAGTTCAAAATAACAACCAAACGCAGACTGTCCGCTGGGTGTGTGGCTGTGATACTTAACAATGTCCGCAGGGTCTATTCTTATGTCTTCACGACGTTTTTGTAGCCATTTCAAGTCAGTAACCTGAATCCAATTGTCAGGCTTTTTTATTTTCTTCCTTGGTTTGGGTTCTTCTAACATTCCCGCAAGTTCTGAATCCGTTCGTATGCATGTAGGTTCGAGATTCGTGATGAAACTTGTGCTCACTTTTGCCCCGTTGCTGTATGTTATAGAACTAGCGACAACAATCAAAGCACCGTACAACGGTTTTCCTGTTCTGTAAATAGGTGACATCAGTCCGCTACAAAATAAGAAAAACGGGATGTCGTGCGAGTCGTAGAACTGGAGTATTTGTTTCATAATTGAGAACGGAGGATTGTCGATGACAATCTTTCCCGTGTAGTATTCCGCCTGATAATCTCCGCCAGGGTAGAACGGGCGGATAATCTTTGCCCTGTCTATTCCGTACCGTTTTTCACAATATTGCACAATCTTTTCGTATACTTCCGCAGGTGTGTAACAGTCGTCCGTTGTTTTTGGTTTTGGTGCTGTCTGTCTTTCTATCCATTCTTCATATGTTTCCGCCATGGTTTTGCCCTCCTCTTTTTTAATATTATAAAGGAAAAACGGGAAGGTGTCAATCTTCCCAAATCTGTGCCAGTAAATCCAGAATCTTCCCGTCTCCTATTTCGTAGCCTATCGGCGACAGTGCAACTCCGTCACGTTGCTTCACGTGGTACACGTTGCCGAGGTAGTCCGTGAGGTCTGTCTCAGTTTCTCCGATGATATACTGGTGCAACAATTTCCCGCAATCCTTCGGACCTATAACCGTACCAGTTTCGAACGCTTTAAACGGGTCAGCACATTTCTGGAAAAACTCCGCACCGCTTTTCTTTCCTACGCCTGCAACTGTGATGCCTATTTTTCCCGCTTTATCTTCAACCATGTACTTCTTTGCCCCGAGTGTCTTAAATCTTGCGTATGAGCCGTCAAAATCCCAAAATCCGAGGGGTTTCTCTTCTCCCTTGATGGTTGTAGGTCTCCACGCTTTTGCGTCAATTTGGTGCCATTTCATGGCTTCCAGCATCTTCTCTTCTACTTTCTTGTTGTATTCTTTAAAATATTCGGCGTGGTTCTCTGGGTTCATATACTTAACGCTGTCGGTGTCGCTGTAAATGTAATCGGGACCGAGTGCAAAGATTCCCGTCCATAGGTTGAAACGTGCGTGGCTTGTAATCCAAACACCCCACGGGTAGAACGTGAACCGCTTTTTGTTTCGGTTGTATTTTTCTATTTTTGTGGCAAGGTCTGGTTTCTGGTTTTCCTGCCAGTCATCGGCGTAAATAATATCGTCCCGAACGATATCGGTGACCATCATCCCGTACACACTATTGACGTACTCTTTCAAAAGTTGGTACTCTTCTTCTTGACCTTTCACGCCTTTCAGTGTTGTCTTTCCCTGATAGAAACGAAGAACGCATTGCACTAAATTGGTGGGCAGGTACCCCCGTTTGTATACATACATCGCAGTCACTCTCATGCCTGTAATTTTATAATTATATTTAATTACTTCCAAATCTTTTTCCGTGATTGTCATGCATACGCATTCCGCTTCAACTATCCGCCCGTTGTCAACTATTGCATTCCGCAACGCCTTCTCGTCTGTTCTGCTTTTGCTGATATAGTGCTCAAACTGAAAACGGCTTTCAATTTTGTCGAACTCTACGGTCATCAAACAACACATGGTCCGCAGATACGTGCGGAACTCTTGTGCCGTCATGTCTTCGACGTCTATGCGTCTTGCGGATGACATCGGGAAGTATTCCGAAACCATCACCGCAGGATATGAGCTTGTAAAATCCATGCTCTGAACGTTTTCGCATACCTCTTCACGGTGCCACGGATTGGCGTGAGTGAATCCGCCTGCGAATGCCTGCTTCAGCATTTCGTACTCTTTCGGGTCAAGTTTCAAACGCTTAATCATGCGAACGTATGCGGGGTCTGTCATACATTTTTCACGGCACTCCCTGCGAACGTATCCCGTTTTTGTGAGTGGTATCCGTGTGATTTTTCCCTCTTTTTCAATCTGTTCGGTTATGTAATTCATGATGACCCGCACATCGTTTTCGCAGTATTTTAGTTCAGTCGTATCCAGAGGCGTGCCGGGGTGTCTGATTTGGTTGTAATCTAAATCACCCACCATTTTGCTGGCGTGGTATTTTGTGCACTTCTCTGCCAGTTTTTCGAGGCTTACGCCTGTCAGTAAATACGAACACCGAAACTCCAAACACCTCTCCGTTTTTGCTGTCAGTGGCTTACGACGTTCCAAACTGAAAACCTTTTCAAATTTGAAATACTTGTGAAAAAACGCAAAATCGTACGCAAGGTTGTGAACGTAAACCACGAGGGTCAAATAGCACCCGTCGTTTTCTTTTCGGAAGAACTCCGTCAGCTCTTCCGTGAACGCCACAAACTCTTCCAGCGTTCTGCCATAGCATACGAGACCGCACAAACCAAACATCCAGACGTATGTGCATGCCCCTGGTTCGTAATCTCTCCGCTCTTCTCCGTTCTTTTCTGAATATTCTGTGGCGTTTATTGTTTCGCCGTCTTTTGTGAAGAATGTAGTCGCCTCAGTGTCGAACGCAACCGCCGTGTTGAGGTGGTCTTCGTTCTCACTTCTTACGATGTAGCTTTGCCAATTGTATTGGCGTACAATGTCCATGAACTCCGATGGACTTACCATGCCCACGTTTGCTAGTGGGTACACTGGTGTTTTTCTGTTGTCTTTCATTTTTGCCCCCTGCGTGCTTTTCCGCACGCTTATTCATCTAGATATTCAGAAGATAAAGTGAACCCGCCCGAACCTGACCAGGTTGGGTGCGCCTTTGCGTTCTCTTCTGCCAATTCCTGCATTCTTTCCAGCACTGCTTTCGCTCTGTTGCTGGTTATGTTGAGCCGTGATGTTCCTTTTGCTTTGTTGTTTTTGTACATTTCTTGGAATGCTTGAAGCGTTGTGTTGTTTCCTCCGCCTTTTGTTCCTGGGTCATACTTGTTTCCGAGTCTGTCCCGTAATTTGTGGAACGATTTCCAGAAGTTTCCCTTTTCTTTGTCTGTTAATTCTGCGTATTCGGCTGGGCTGAAAATTACACGCCCCGAGGCTGTTGTTCCGAGTCTCAGTATTTCCGCCTTTGCCCCCTGAACTGTTCCAGTTCTTTGGGATGATGCTGACACGAGTCTCTTGTAGTATTTTCTTTTTTCACTTTCAGACATACCCGTGAATCCCTTCGTGAGTCGTGCTGTTTTGCTTCCCTGATATTCTCCGCCCGCTCTTTCGCTTAGTTCTTCGATGGCTTGGTATCCTCTGAAATCTTTGAGTCCTGCTTTTTCAAGTCGTACCGCTCTTCTGTTTAGTCGGTTCACTAAATTGGTTAGGAGTCGGTTTTGTTCTTTTTCGCTTAGTGCCCGCCATTCCTTAGCGTTGTACGGTCTGATGGCTGGGTCTTCTTTACGTTTTGCCATTATGTCCACCCCCTTGTTTCGTTGTTTCGCTTCCATACTACCACGCCAACTTTTAGGATGTCAAGAAAGTTGCCAAAACTGTCACGGGCGTGACAAAGGTGACAAAGGTGAGAGAGGTG